ATGCACTTCTGCTACATCAAAGTCCAGGATGTCAACAACGTAGTCGATACCACCAAACTGTTTGATGTCACTTGAGAATACATTCATCCCAAGTTCTTCTGCGGCTTTGCCCACTGAACGTGAGCCAGCAAATAATTCTAATACTTTCATAAGGCAAGTTGTATTTAGTTATCTGTACTCTATCTTCCACACCTTCACGGTGCCTTCGTTAATCATATCGAACACGCTATCCCAATCATTAGCATCCATTGCCCACTCAAGGTCATCCTTGTGGTGTGGTATTCCAAAGTTGCTGAATGCATAGCCACCCGTACGGATTACGAAATCTCCATCGTCGTTCTTACTCGCTATCCATCTGTACTTGTTGTCGCACATCACGGACACCAAGTCAATCTTGATTTGACGTATCGAATCCGGTACTCTTAGTGTAGGTGGGTAGTCCACCAATTGTCTATAAGTCATACTCTTGTTTATTAAATTCTACTTCTGCTTTGGCAAGCACCTCAAGTGCCTGATCTAATTGTATACGTATGTAGGTACTGTGTAGAAGCGCGGCGGTATCCCGCGCCTCTTCCACAATACGTACCGCTTTACGGAACTCATTCATTATCCACCACGTTTAGAAGTTAAACGCTCAATGAAACTAAGTTTGTCACGACTTAGCCCGGTGTTCTTTAAGCCACTAAGACTTTGGTTCACATCATCACTCACCTCATCTGCAAGAGATTGTAGTTCACTTAGTGGTACCTCCTCTATCTCAATTTGAGATTGTAGAGTAGACTCAAGGCCTCTGAATGCAACGAACTCATCGAGTTCAGTCACCTTACGGATAGCCATAGCCAACAGCGGGTCGGTGCTGTCATTGGATATGAACTCACGCAGTAATTGTTTCGCTTGATTTGCATCAAGTGCTTCAATCTCCACGCTATCCAGGATCGCAGGGGTGTTGGGTACTACCGCTCGCTTGAGTACTCGTGAGTCCTCTGCGATAGGTGTAATAGTTGTGAGGGTAGGTAGGTTCCTTCCTCTACCACAAAATTCTACGAACGCTAAACGCGCATCCTCGTAGTCTTTTGCGAAGACTGTAAAGTAAGATAGCATTGTCTCACCCGCAGGTGCTACTCGGTCAATACTCTTACTGCCTTCACCCAAGTAAGGATTGGGTACGGTTACTGCAAATACTTTCATAAGCATAGTTGTGCGGTGTTATCCTCTTGCACTCTTGAGTTTGGTTGTTACTAAATCATCTATGTCGCTCATCGCTAATTCGATTTCATGGGGTTGCGACCCACCATCTTCTATCTCCATCATACATAGGTCAAAGAAGTCATGCACCTCATCCGTAAGATCTGGGTGCTTGGCCACGATGTCCTTGCAGTATGTAATAAAGTTATCTATCATCCTGTCATCCATTTTAAACTGTGTAAATAGTTTCCGTTACGCCTGTCTTGTAGTCATAAAACATGGCGGCACCTCCATCATTCCCTTCATCATCGCACTGCAATATCAATTGCGTGTCGTCTTGGAATATCAATACGAGTGGGTTCTTGTACCACATTAAATCGTTCATCTCTGAATCTTCCAATCTTCTTACCGCTTTTACGGTCTTGTTCTCCAGCATTTCGCCGAATTTTTTTATGTGTTTCTTATCCATATCTCATGTGTATAAGGTTACTAATCCGTTAATCATTTCCAAATGTGTCTCGCAAATTGAGACTAAATACTTACTCAACTCTATCGTTTATAATTTTATCAATACTATCTCGTAACTCTTTAGAGAGCAGTTCGGTAGGCAAGTACACAAGGTTACCCTCGTGGTCATACATACTCACCTCCAGATCTTCCACCTCATGTTCGGTGTAAGGTGGCGTGTCGTATGTACCTTCATCTCGGTACACAGCAACAGTGGCCACCACGTTCAACGTGTTGTCTTTGTATTCTAATTCAAATTCCATTACGCTATATCTTTAAGGTCATCACCCTCGTAGCCACACTCAAGGCTTGTCCATAATTCCATGACCTCATCGACTGCATCGAGTTGGTATGCACTACAATTCATACACTCTGCGTTGAAGTTTATCTTCGTGTTTTGTGTGCCACATCCTACGCAGTCATACGTTCCTTGCAGTGGTGCTTCAGTGTCGTATGCTATGTCATCTAACTCATCGGTAGTAGTTACACCAAAGGATGCGTTCCAAGAATCCACATCGGCCTTGTCATCATCCCAATCGTAGGTGTACTGGCTCGATCCTGTGACGGCTGTGCTTCCGTAGTATCGTACGGCACGTGAATGGCTGTCGTTACTGAACCAATTGTCACCAATCCATGAGCCTGCACCCTCATTGAATATGCGGTACAACCCCTCGTTGTCCATGAACACCACCTTACTTGAGCCACCCAAGTATGTGAAGATTGCATCCTCGATAAAGGGGTTGTCGAGCATCTCAATATCTACGTTGGGTATGGTGCCCACAAGTTCTGCGAACTCGGCAGTGTCACTCTTGTCCTTAGTTCCGAACCCCGAAATAACACCGTTGTGTATGAGTCCAAGTGTAGGTGTCACAGCGAATGGGTGTAGGTACTCGTCACTCATACCGTGTGTAGCGATACGGAAGTGCAAGAGCATGGGCTTGTCACCCACATCGGAAGTCTTGAGTTCGCGGTAACGCTCAAGGAATTTGTCAAACGAGTTGCCCCCCTTGTTAGGGAACTTCTCGATACACAACAAGCCATCCATGATGTAGAGCATACCGGCCCCATCATCGTTGTTGTTCCAACAGTTCTTTAGTTTTTTCTTAGGTAACATCTTACCATCATTCATAATTGCAATACACATAAGCATAGTTGTGCGGTTATATCCCATCGCACTCTTCGGTTTCGGTTATATAATTATTTTTGTTCTTCAAGAAGTTTATCCATCGCCTCCAAAGTAGGTTGCGCATCAGTCACGTAGTTCATACCGAACTTGTCTCGCAGTCTATCCACCGCCTCACTTGAGTACGACACGATAGTACGTGGGTCTACCTTGCGGTTCTTCAATCTACGCACAGCACTCTTGTAGAATACACCTACACCATCAGCACTAAAATTGAATGAACCGTACAAGTCATCGGCAAACTGAGCGTATAGGCTCACTACCTTCAGCACTTGGTCATTCGAGTACACCTTACGCAAGTGAATACCCAATGCACTCTTAGGATTGAGCATCATAGTAATCAATTGCAACGGCTTGATGTTCTCGTTAGCACACATAATACGCATCAGATCCCTACGCCATAGCAGGTTGGTCACGTTCTTGAACGCAGGTGGTAAGCGGAACTCAATGTATCTACTTTGAATGTTGACCGCTGAATACTTGCCGGCACGCTTGTAGTTGTCCGGCTTACGTTGTATTTGCGAGTAGTGGTTAGTAATCCGGTGTCTCCATATAGTTAGAAACAACGGCACGAATGCTTGAATCGAATCGAAAAATTCCTCACCCGATATACCGCGCTTACCTACATTGATGTGTCCACCACAATTACTGCCGTAGTCAGCGTTGATATGGTCACGAAGTATTCGGCCCTCCAAAGCACTGTCTAACAGCGGGTCATTCAAGTCATAGATTGGACTGACTAATTCAAAGCCGGTCTCATCGCATAGGCTACTATCCGACTCGCGGCACCACCCTGTCTCATCCACAGCATCCAAGTCCCACGTATCTAACGGGTCATCATCTTCCTTCTCGACCTCGAAGCCGATTGTGTACACAGTGTCACGTGAAGTGAAGTCCCTGCGAAACCCACTATGGTATTCATGCAGTTGGCGGTCATTCTCCTCTTGAAGTCGGTACTCCTCATTGCGCTCACTCCAAAAGATATTCGAACCACAATCATCAATGTGGTACGTGCCCCCATCTTCCTCGCAGTACAGCGTGTCATCTGTCCAACACCACCCGCCTTCGTACATACTGTACGACCCATCTATGTAGGAAACACTGCACTCATTGTCGTAGTCTGGCCACCATATCTTGTCACCACACACAAGTGTTTTTACATCTGACACGTACTCGTCATTAAGTATGGTGACTCTATTGAAACCCCCATCGTGGTGCAACATAGGTCTATCACACATCGCTTCTCGAGCAAACTCTCCCTCGTACTCGCTCGGTGCTGTAAGCATTAAGCAGTCATCTAAATTCTCGACTTCGCCGTTAAAACAAACGACTTGTCCATCTTTCAATTCATCCATAGGCATATGTTTATGTGCATCATTAGCCCTGCACATTTAGGCTTAGGGGACTGCATGGGACTCGAACCCATAGTACACCCAAACACCACGTTATAAACCAAAACCAAAAGACTTGGTGCTTGTGTAGCAGTCCGTTTATAGTGTGGTCTCCACTACCAAATCATCCCTACAAACATAGGGTAACTATCTGACAATCAGCGTTAAAGAAATGTTAAAACTCATTCTCAACCTTCGGTTCAACGTATGAGCGATCGGATAATACCTACGTCTACCGTACCGTACTTGTCATGTACCTTACATAGGTACGCCCAAGCCTCGCGTATTTCCTTCTCGCTCCCTCTCCTTCTGCCGGTGTGTATAGCAACAGCCCGGCTCAGTCTTTGTAACTCATTCATGCTCATTCACATTTGTTTAGGGGACTACGAGTGTCTCGCTCACTCAGTGCAACAGGGGCATAGGTATCCCCTTTGCAGGTAGTCCGTTGTAGGTGTGGTCACCACCATCCAAAAAGTACAGTTCTATTTCCGCTTTGCCCTACGGGTTTCACGTTGGGCTTGTGCCCTGTATACCTTGCGGTCAATCCGGTCAGCGTACATGTTTTCAAGTGCATCGGCTTTCATCTTACCCCGAACCTTGCGCTTACTTGCACTTGCAGTCTTACCGCCCAGAGTCGGTGCGCTCACCACTCGGACTACGTACTCATAGCCCTTGTGGTTGCGTTGTGTTGCGAAATTCCCCATTACACATTTGTGTTTTGAGGGGCAACAAACATATCGAAGTTGCCTTGCACAAGTAAGCGGAACTGCGGGTCACGGACACTCTTGTAGGCACCAGCCAGTAGGTCTGTGTAGAAGCCGAACGATGCGAAGGCTTCGGTGTTGATGAAATCTTCGAACAGGTTTTCGATGAAGTCACGCCCCATTGTGCTTTCGAGGGCTTGCAATTGTGTGGTTGTGTTGGGTGTTGTGTTGTCCATAAGGCAATCGTTTTTAGTTTTCGGTTATCGTTTCAACACCACAAACAACCAACAAGATTTTTTAATAATATCACAACAAAATGTTAAAATCCCTGCGCATTATGCCCACCAATTTTCCTGCGTACATACAGGATCAGGCGTCGCGCGATGCTGCTTCACGCGTAAGGGAAGGGTCGAGTCAGTCCATCCCGTGATGAGCAAGTCCATGACTTGCGAAGGCGTGTGTGTATGTATGTGTACGCGCGTCACTCGCGCGCATAGCACGAAGGAATGGTTCACATTTGAGATTTCGCATTCTAAGGGGGTGTGGTGCTTCTCGAATGGAGTCCGAGGTATGGGAGGTAGGGGATTGCCGAGATAGTATAGAGATATCCCCCTACCACTACGTAGTAGGGGGTATATCTATAGAAAATAATTGACAAATCCAAATGAAAAAACACGCTTTAACAAAACTTTAACAGCACGTTTTAACAAGGCTTTAACAGAAAATTTTTGTATTCATGTGTGTAGGCGTATGTGTGCGCAGGCAGGGGCGCAGGCGTGCCCGAGCGCAGGCGTGCAGGCGCGAGTGTGTATGTATGTACAGGTGCGCGTGTGTGTGCGTATGTGTGTGCGCGCGTGCATGGGTTGATTCTTCCCACCCTTTTATATATCAACCCCCTACCGAGCGTGTACATGTGAGCGCATACAGGATCTGGCGTGCGCATAATGCACACGTAAGATAGAAACACACTTTAACAAGGCGTTAACACTTTACAGCGAAATAACCCCCTATGTTTGCGGTGTAACCAAAACGAAATACGATGAAAAATTACAACGACAGAACGATTGAACTACTACGTAGGGACATGGAAGCCTTCGACAAGCAAGTGCGTGACTGCGTAGTGTACATGTACGACTCGATTGTGAACCACGAAGTGAATGCAATTACTAAAGACTACCTACCGGTAGTTAAACTGATTGAAATTGTCAATGAAGTTGCCGATGCGCTCGACCTTGTGCATGATGTGTGCAAGGTGACCCATGAGCACCTGTGTCACATGAGCCTAGTGTACTCGTACTGCGACTTTGCACATGGCCATGATACACGAATGGAAGTTGTTTGTGAACTGATTGGAACAATACTCACTGATGAGGTAGAAATGTCCACTCGTTCGATTTACAGCCCTACATTCGAAGTTCTCGATGAAGGCTCACACTTGCAGGTGTACACAGAACACATGGACTGAGCCTACATGATGCACACACGAAGCCCCGCCATTGAGCGGGGTTTTTTTTTGCCCCAATCGAAAAACAACCGTTGCGCGGGGGCATTATGCGCGAGGGGATCAGGCGCGCTCAGACCTGCGCGAGCGTGCATACATATGGGCCTATGCGTTACACATATACGCGAGGCTATTTTAAGCCGTTCTAAGGGCTTTTCTCCTCTTGGGTGGTGTGTTGGTATTGTTGGCGGTAATGGATTCGCTAGGCGTTCTCTTGGGGTGGTCAGTGTGCCTCCAATGGTGGGGCGTGGGGTTGTGGTTTCCTTGTGGGGTTGTGTATGGGCGTGATTTGTTCCCCCCCTCATATGTACGGGGGGCGGGTGGGGGCTGTACGGGTCACCCATGGGGGCGTGTGTGTACTACGTGTGTGCACATAGGCGTGCCGGTGTACGTACGTGCTCGCGTAGGTGCGCTCGTGCTCGTGCACAAACGCCCAAACCTGTGCGCGTGTTCGCTTGTATGCATGCCCCCCCGTTCGTGCGGATGCGTTCGGGTGCGCGCGCGCTGGCGTCCATATAATATATTATCCCCACCAGAAACATTTCTCAGCAATTTTTACGGATCAGGAGTAATGGCCCGTGTTGTTTCAACTGATGTGCCGAATCGATACCCCCATAACAAAACACCCCCCGATAAACGGAGGGTATTTCTTGTCGCTGTAATACGCGAAGCATGCGAAAAATTTGAGCAAATTAGGGGCCCTTTGAAACTTTCTACTGTCTTGTTGTGTTCTGAGTTTCTTCTTTAGTCGTTTTGAATCCACTTACGCTGTTGCTGTGGATTAATAACTTTGTGACCCATAAGTCGTAAGACGGTGGAAAGGTACAAGAAAAAAATGATAAAGTCAATAGTAGTAAATACCCAATCAGTACATAATTTTAAATCCTACGTGTAAGTAGTTTAACTCTCTGTTGATTTGTAGTATGCTTGCTGATGCGTAAAGACGCTTATACAAACGAAGGTCTGCACCAACACGACCAATGATTAGACCCGGATCAAGATTCAGTTTATAAGCAGGCCCACCATATATTATTAATTGATGGATAACATACTCATACTGTAAGAAAGAATAGGTTGCTCCGTGATGACCTTGGCCCATTGCTAGAACACCAATAAACATATTATCATATCCTAACTCCGCAACAACTCCCGTAGCGTGAAGACAAGCAACATAACCAAGTCCTACAGACTTAGGAGCATTGTGTTTAATATGTTTAATCTTATGATAAGGACTGCACTCTTGACCCTTACCCAAGGTCGTCAGCAATATCAGTATCAATAGAATCTTTATCTTCATTAAGCAAAGTCCTCGTATGTAATCCAAACATCTTTGCCGTCAAGCAGTTCGTTGGCTACCTTGGGATACATGTGTTGGTATGCATATGTGCTTTTGCCTATGAAGCCTTTCATGTCTGATGAGTTACCTACTAACAAGCAACCCGCTGTATGCTCATCTGTGTTTCCAATATGTATTAGGATGTATTCAAATCCTGGTACGTCGCGTACCCATAACATACCCTTATGCATATTAGGGAACTTGTCTGAGTATCTACTATGGTGACCACCTACGGTACGCAGGGTAATACGATATGTACCTGCTGGGATCCTGGTTTCACCCATAACCTTCTCGTCACGATGTTCGTCTTCTAATGTAAAGCAGAGGAACTCTCTACCTTCTTTGCTCTCTAGGTACAGTGCTCCAAGAGTGAAGTCGTCTTGGCTGTACATTCTTATTACACGTAGTTCCATAAGGGTAAAGATAGTATATTTGTAATATGAAATATAGAACAGGAGACCCCAAGAAAAAGAAGAAGGCCAAGGTGCGTGGTGTCGATGTAGACAAACTACCAGAGGGACGCATCAAGGAGTACGATACACCTTTCCCCTTCCGTAAACGCAAGAAGAAATGAAACTAAAGAAGACAAACAAGAGCGTTAAGGTAAAAGCACCAGAGGGATACCACTGGATGACAGAGGGTGGACGCCACTTTCTAATGAAGGGCGACTATAAGCCACACAAGGGAGCATCACCAGAGGCACCATTCAGACTGGTAACCCACGATAAAGGGAAGAGCAGTCCTGCTATGGATGCTGCTCGGAAGGCGAAGAAAGGTTAAACGGTTCTTCACCCCTCATCTTTCTATATAGGCGGGCCACATTGAGCCTGCCTTTTTGTGTCAAGGCATACCGTACCCTGTAATTCATCTTGGTTTCATCTCTAAAGAAATGGTCTTCCATATTTTGGCTCGGTGTGAGTTTATCGAAGTGCTTGTATATCCATCCCTTCTTCATTAATGGATACACGTATCTATCCGCTAACTTCTTATGGCTTCTATTCATAGTCTCTGAAACATAGGATATCGTCCAAAACTCCAGGTCATAGATAAAGAAAAGTAAATCCACCTCAGCCTTTCCCAGATCCATGTTATCCTTCGCATCCCTGTAAAGGAAATGTAGGTTCTTCATACCGTTCTCCTGGATATACTTCTTGTCTATCTTCGAGAACTCTCTAAACTTCTTCTTTCGGCTTACAGTACTTTTGGGCATATCAGTATCTTTGTTAGGTAAAAGTAATACTATGGCATCACTTAGTGGAAATAAAATAAAGGATACGTTTGACAAGTTACTCAAACTTGAGTCAGCGCAACTCTCAGCATCAGAACAAGTAGTAGAAGACGGGGCTGGAAACAACAGTGCGCTCAAACTTTCTACCGACACACTCGAGACTACGGGTGAATTAAAGATATCTGGAACACCCTCTACCTCTACCAGCATTACCAAGGCGCTTATGCTTAGTACATCTGGAGTAGTAGTTACCCGTGACCTCAACACAAACCCAATTGGAACCGCATCTATTACAGCGAATACTCCTCTGTCAGCAACAGGGAGCACGGTTGAACTACAAGATGCAGGAAACTTAGGGCAGATTACATCTCCCGCTAATGCAGACAAATACTTAATCTGGGATGAAACTGCTAGTGCCTATAAATACATAGAGCAAGTAGACCTAGTGAACTCAGTCTCTACTCAAGTAGTTGGCCAGGGTCTTGAAACTTTATATGCAAGACCACAGAGTAGTAACGCTGTACCCACAGTCCTCAACGCTGTGCAGTTCGCAGAAATATTTGGAGACTCTAGTGCTACAGGATCAGTAACAGCAGCAACATCATCTGTAATTTTTGGTTCAGCCAATACTTACATGAGTATTCCAGAAACAGGTATTTCTGACCCTAGAGATAATATCTTAATCAACGAGAAGCAAGGATTCTTTCAGTTGACCGCATCTATAGAGGTTACCTCTACAGCAAACACAGATGTTACTTTCGATATCTATGACTATAGCGCTAGTTTAAAACTCGCAGAAACCTTCAGAACTGTAAAGAACGGTGAGACTTATCACTTGGAGTTCAACGTATTATGGTACAGCGACGGACTAGCAGGATACAAGATTCAACTCAGAGGGTTTGCAGGAAGCAGCGGGGTGGTATACAGCGCTGACAACTCACATCTTGAAGTAAGATTCCTGGGAACAAACACATCTTTCTAATGAACTATAAGCAGAGATACGAGGCATTCCAACTCATAAGGCTTAAACTAGGGGAGATAGAAGAGATAATGGAAGTATATGGAGGAAAGACGCAGTACCTGTCTATGTATTGCTTTGGAATCTTTGTACCAGAGTCAGATCAGGAAGAGGAGAAGTACGAGATGATGACAGGGATGCATATGGCTGCACCAGACGAATACGATTTAATGATAGAAACTGTAGACGAAGTTTTTGAAACACACATCAACGATGAAGAGGATGAGGGTGATTCAAGTAAAATAGACTACTGGCTAAATAAATAGAATGGAACTTATTAGAAAAATCATCATCGGGACTAACCCGAAAGATGCTATGGCTTATTATGTGGGCCAAAGAGCAGGCGATTCAGTTATTGATTCAATCATACAGGACGAAAGATGTTTTGTTAAATACGGAATAAGGCGTTACCTTGTGTACATCTACAACAAAGACGAGGGAACGATGCTTTGGAAGACCGTAGATAACATGCCTGTATTAATTGAACATGACTGCGAATTCTTATGATTGTAATTGACAACTTTATCAAAGACCCTTCCTTTATCAAACAACTAGAGGATAACAAAGACTACCTCTTTGGAGATAACGGATCTTATCACTGGTGGAACGGATGGTGGAACTCATCAGACGATACTATCAAAAAACAACTAATCTCGTATATCTGGAGAGACTATCCACTATACCCTTCAGTAAACCTAGACGGCTTTGAGTATTGGACAGGCCAGTTCGGGGAAGGCATGCCTAATGCAAGTCTTGGTATGCACCTGGATAAAGATGAGGCACTCTGGAAAAGCACTGGGGAGATATCATCTCCGATTGTAGGTACTGTATTCTACCCTGTAGAGATGGATATCGACGGAGGATACCTTGAAGTGTTTTCTAATGGCCCAGAGAAACAGCCGGAGCGCATACGTGCAAAACACAATAGGCTAATCATATTTGATGCAGGAGGAACACACCACAGAGTTACAGAGGTAACACGAGGTACCAGATCTGCTATTGCAATCAACCTTTGGGACAAGAAACCAACAGGAGAACTCAAGGAGGAATGAGATCCCTCTATCACTTTTTAGTACGTGTACCTAAAGTAACCAAGGACACCATGGAGGTCAACGGTGAAGAAATGTATCTCGACACCAAGTTTGACGAGTTCAAACACAGAACCATGGAAGGCGAGGTGGTTGCTCTACCAGCCAAGTTTGATACCAATGTTAAGGTAGGAGACACTATGTATTTCCATCACCACGTTGTGCTTGGTGGTAACCACATGATGATGAACGAGGAAACAGTTCAGTTAGAAGAAACTAAGAAGCGTGGTCAATTCATAGACCCAGACGACGACGTATACGTTGTACACTATGGAGGTAACTTAGATCCTATATCCTGTCAAGCCTACGCGTATAAATGCCAGGACACAGGAGAGATAGAGTTGATTAGTGACTGGATATTCATTACTCCAGAACCAGAGGAAGAGCAAGAGGAAACGATAAAGAGTGACATCATCGAACTCATACCCAAGGCTAACCCGCCAAAAGAAAAGAAAGGTTACATCAGATGGTCTTCACCTAAGTTGAAGGAACTAGAATTAAACCCTGGAGACAAGGTGCTGATCAGGAAGAACTCGTCCTATGAGATGGAGGTGAATGGAGAGAAGTTATGGAGAACCTATTTACAATCAATTCATGGCAAGATCAAAGAAGTATAACAACATAGATACCGCTGTAAACCTAATGCAGGCGATGCAGATTGCAATAGAGAATATGATACAGGAAATACAAAAGCCTGTAGACCAGGAACTTAGTGGCTCCCAAAGAAAAGCCGAGTTGCAATCTATAAAACAAACAGCGGTAGATGCTAAAGAACTTATTGTTGAAAGAGAAAGACTCGAACAACTTATCAGAGGTCTTAAGAAAGACGGAGAAATTAAAGAGGAAAGAGATTACTCGGGAGGATTCGCAGAGCAATACTCAAAGTAATCAAGTCTTCATATACTGGGATTACTAAATGGCAGGACTCGTAGAGATAGAAGGTGATACCGTAGTCAACATATGTCCTGACAAAACCCAGGGAAAAGTCAGGCTATGCTTTGACTTACCCATACAGTTACCAAAGCGGCCTCGCAAAAAGGACATACTATTTCACGACAAGCCAAAGGAAGAACAGCACTGGCAACGCACACCATTACCAGACGAACTCAAAAGAGTAAAGTCTATGGAAGAGTGGATGTCTATGCCGGAGTCGTTTAGAAACAAACACACCCCCTACATTAGTGAAGAATACAAGAGACGCAGAAATGGAGTATGGTTTTACAACAACGGGGTACCTACCTATATTACCGGAAACCACTACTTTTTCTTACAGTGGTGTAAGATTGATATCGGATACCCATCCTACCTTGATTTTCAAAGAGAACTATTCGTACACCTTGACGCTTGCGTAGCAGACCCGAGATGTGTTGGACAGGTATATGTAAAGTGTCGTAGATCTGGATACACAAACATGTCGGCATCAGTGCTTGTAAACGAAGGAACACAGGTTAAAGAGAAACTACTGGGCATCATGTCTAAGACAGGTACCGATGCACAGGAAAATATATTCATGAAGAAGGTGGTGCCTATATATAAGTCATTGCCTTTTTTCTTTAAACCTATTCAAGATGGTACTACCAATCCCAGAATGGAACTCGCCTTTCGTGAGCCATCAAAAAGAATTACCAAAAAGAACAAAACCTCATCAAGAGGTGAGGCTCTTAATACAATTATTAACTGGAAGAACACAACCAACAATGCCTATGATGGTGAGAAACTACACATCTTGTATTTGGATGAGGCTGGTAAGTGGGAAAAAGGTAATGATATACGAGAAGCATGGCGAATACAAAGAACTTGTTTGCTTGTAGGTAGAAAGATTGTAGGTAAAGCATTGGTAGGAAGCACTGTTAATCCCCTAGACAGAGGAGGTCGGCAGTATAGAGAACTGTACTACGCAAGTAATGTAAATGACAGAAATGAAAACGGTAGAACAAAGAGTGGTTTGTATGGGTGTTTTATACCAGCATACGATGCCTTGGAAGGTTTCTTCGACAAACATGGCATGCCAGTCGTTGAGGATTTAGAAAAAAATATTATAGGACTAGAGGGTGAGTATATAAGCCTAGGTTCAAAGACTTACTTAAAGAATGAAAGAAAAGGTTTATCTGGAGACTCTTACGAACTAAACGAGGTTATACGCCAGTTCCCTTTTACAGAAGCCGAAGCGTTTAGAGATAGTGCAAAGGCATCTCTGTTTAACGTACAAAAGATATACGAACAGGTAGAGTACAACGAGGATTTGTTCCCGAACCCTGTGGTTGTAGGAAACTTTGTTTGGGCGCTAGGGCAGAAGGATACAGAGGTAGTGTTTAGTCCTGATCCTAACGGAAGATGGAGGGTAGCATGGATGCCACCTGTAGAGTTAAGGAATAAAAAGAAACCAGAGAACGCCTGGTTAGGATGTGCTGGAGTAGATAGTTATGATATAGATGCAACAGTGGATGGGAGAGGATCTAAAGGTGCTTGTCATTTCTTTAACAAATTCAACCTTGAGTACCCATCGAATATGTTTGTAGCAGAGTACGCTTCAAGACCACCATTAGCAAAGATTTTTTATGAAGACATATTAATGGCATCCAAGTTTTATGGGTACCCTGTTTTGATTGAGAATAACAAATACGGAATCGCAAGACACTTTGAATCAAGAGGTTATGACCACTTCTTGCTAGACAGACCGGCTCACCTTACATCGAATTACGGCAGCAAAACAAAAACTAAAGGTATACCATCCAACTCACAAGACGTCATACAAGCGCACGCACAGGCTATAGAATCTTTTATACACGCGAACGTCGGTCTAAACGAGCAGACACTAGAGTACGGAAAGATGTACTTCGAGAGAACCCTAGAGGACTGGGTAAACTTTAAGATAGACGATCGTACAAAATATGACCTTTCTATATCAAGCGGACTAGCCCTTCTTGCGGCTCAAGGTCATAGGCCCGAAAAGCCAAAATCAGATTTCAATAGTAAGCAGTTCTTCCGTAAAGGTCAGATAATTATACGAAAATAATAAGAGGTATATTTGCAACAGTAGCAATCTAAAGTATGGACAACGAATACACAAATGGACAATCCTCATTTCCAGATCCTTTATCTGGTGTTGAGGAGAAGATGTCTAAGCAATATGGTCTGCAATATGCAAAGGCTATGTTTGCGCAATGGATTGGAAGTGACTATCAAAACTCATTGTATGGAAGACGCAACAGCGAAATGGAACGCTGTAGAGATTATGCGCAAGGAACACAAGACACATCTATCTATCGTCAGATATTAAACTCTCTCGACAACAACAATGGTGATGGAACATTGATGACGCTAGACTATACGCCAGTTCCTATTATACCTAAGTTTGTTAAGATTGTTGTAAACAAAATTCTTTCAAAAGAACCATACCCTCAGATTGAGGCCATTGACCCCCTTTCAAGAACAGAGAAGGATAAGAAGAAAAACGCTACCGTCTTGCGTATCGAGAATCGAGATATGATTGAGGAAGCGAAGTCACTAGGCCTGCGTGTTAAACAAGACCCTGGACAACTACCAGACACACCAGAAGAAACTGAGATATTCTTAGACACAAACATTAAGACGGACGCAGAAATCTCTGCTCAGATTGCTACTGAGATGACATTGAAGTGGAATGACTTTAATCAATCTATATACCGTCGCTGTGTTGAAGACCTAGCAACTCTTGGTATGGGTGTTGCTAAAAGAAGCAATGACCCCAACTATGGAATCAACGAGGAGTATGTTGACCCAAAGAAATTTATACACAACTATACAGACGACCCAACATTCTCTGACCTAACCTATGCTGGTCATTTTAAGTACATAACAATCATGGACTTAAAGCGCATTGCTGGTAACCAGTTTACAGAGCAAGAGTATGAGGAGATTGCTAAGACTGTAATGAACAAGTATGGGAACAACCCTACTCAGTTCTCTACAACAGGATCTGGTTACGACAGACCCGGTACAAGATATCGCCAAGGATATGATGAGTACAAGATAGAGGTAATGGACTTTGAGTTTATGTCTGTTGATGATATCATATACGAGAAGAAAGAGTCGGCATACGGAAACATAGGTTTCTATTTTAAAGGAAACGAATATAACGCACCTCAGCAATCTGTATACAACAGAGAAGCAATATACATGAAGAACGCTACGGTATATGGCGGTACTTACATTGTGGGTACAGAGAAGTTGTATAACTACGGGCCAAAGAAAAATATACCTAAGAACGTACATGATATTTCACGTGCTCGTTTATCATATAGTATTGTAGCAACTAACATCCGTGGGATGATACCTAAGTCAATGGTATCCTCTGTTATAGGGTTTGCTGACATGCTCCAGATTACACACTTGAAACTTCAGCAATCTATTGCTAAAGCAAAACCAGATGGACTCATCATTGATATTGAAGGGTTAGAGAACGTACAACTAGGACGCGGTGGTGAACTACAGCCATTAGAGATTCAAGACATCTACGAACAAACTGGTGTGTTCTATTACCGTAGCAAGAATCCAGAGGGAGGTTTTCAAAACCCACCCGTCAGAGAGATAGGTAATAATATTAGAAACATACAAGAACTTGTTTCTCTTTACAATCACTACCTACGAATGATAAGAGATGCCACTGGTATCAATGAGGTTATGGATGGAACCACTCCGAAAGGAGAAGCCTTAGTAGGTGTAAACCAAATGGCAGTGCAGGCTGGAAATAACGCTATATACGACATCACTAATGCCGCGATGGTTCTTTACCAAAAGGTGTGTGACGATATTGTTCGCTGTCTACAGGTAATACCACCAGATAGTATATTGTATAAAGTATATACAAATGCCGTGGGAGAAACCAATATGGCTGTGCTTAGTTCTTTTGATAACCTATCTATGTACAACTTCGGCGTGGTGGTTGTTACTGAGATGAACGAAATGGACAAGCAATACCTAGAACAAAACATACAGATTGCTCTTGGACAAAAAGAAATTGACCTTGAAGATGCGATTGCCATTCGTCAGATTAAAGACGTGGAACAAGCAGAGAGACTCTTGGTGGTTCGCAGAAAGAAAAGAATCAAACAACAACAAGAGATGATGGCGCAGCAGGCTCAGATTCAGTCTCAATCAAATCAGCAAGCCTCACAGGTAGCCGCTCAAATGGAGATGCAGAAAAAGCAACTCGAAGCCCAAATCGAAGCACAGCGGATTCAATTAGAGACGGAAGCCAAAGCGCAACTCATACAACTAGAGTATCAGTTCAAAATTCAAATCGAACAACTTAAAGGAGAGTATGGCGTAGTTGAGCAACAAGTGGAAAGCGGAGTTCGTATGCAGGCTGATGCTGAATCAGAAAATCGTAAAGATCAGAGAATAGATAAACAAGCGTTGGCTCAAAGTAAACTGATTGCTCAACGCCAAGGCGAACGCCCACCTCTTAGTGAGGATATAGTAACCAACCTAACAATATCATAAGATGTCTTGCTCCTGCTCAACAAGCCAATGTTCCTGTGGAGACCCCACAAACGTAAATTTGAATAACGCTGCACAAGTAAATATATGTGCCCGTCGCGGTGATACTTTTCAATTAGACGCCCAAGTAAAGGACTCTGATGGAACGGCATTAGACCTAACACTGTACACGTATAAAATGGAAGTCAGAGAGTATGATGACGGCCCATTAATTATACCTAGTACAGACATAACAATTAGCGGCACCAATGTTGGTGCTTTAACTATTTCTATTTCCGCTACAGATATGCAGGTAGAGCCCGGTACTTATGTGTACGGCCTGCAGGCTACACTGATTTCAGACTCTAGTGTAGACACATGGTTCTATGGAACCTTTGATGTAGTGCAGGATATAGTGCAATAACAAAACAAAACCAATGGCCTGTAAAATAGATGTCACTGTAGAAAACGGATCTGGACTTGTCTTTGACTTGACGATACCTCCTTGTACAACTATCCTTGTTACAAAGGGAGATGTCAAGCAACTTCCTGGTGCGAAGGGCGCTAAGGGTGACAAAGGTGACAAAGGTCAGAAAGGTGCTCAAGGTGAAAAAGGATCTGAGGGCGCTAAGGGTGTTGAAGGTGATAAGGGCGCTGAAGGTGCGAAGGGACAAAAGGGCGCTCAAGGAGAAAAGGGTGAAGAGGGTTCTAAAGGAGAAGAGGGTTCTAAAGGAGAAGAAGGAGCCAAAGGCCAGAAGGGTATAGATGGAGCCAAAGGCGAACAAGGAGAGAAGGGTCAAAAAGGTCTCGACGGAAATGGTGATAAAGGTGCCCAAGGAGATAAGGGTGCACAGGGAGATAAGGGTCAAAAGGGACAGACTGGTGACAAAGGTGAACAAGGAGAAAAGGGTGGCCAAGGTGACAAAGGTCAGAAAGGTATTGACGGCGACAAAGGTGAACAAGGAGACAAAGGCCAGAAAGGTATAGACGGAGACAAGGGTCAAAAGGGACAGACTGGTGACAAAGGTGAACAAGGGGATAAAGGTGAACAAGGAGATAAAGGTGAACAAGGAGACAAGGGTGAACAAGGAGATAAAGGTGAACAAGGAGATAAGGGTGAACAAGGAGACAAGGGTGAACAAGGCGATAAAGGCCAGAAGGGTGAACAAGGCGATAAAGGCCAGAAGGGTGAACAAGGAGACAAGGGTCAAAAAGGTCTTGATGGAAATGGAGACAAAGGTCAGAAAGGCGAGCAAGGAGACAAAGGTCAGAAAGGCGAGCAAGGAGACAAAGGAGAACAAGGTGACAAGGGTCAGAAAGGCGAGCAAGGAGACAAAGGAGAACAAGGTGACAAGGGTCAGAAGGGTATAGACGGAGACAAGGGTCAGAAGGGTATAGACGGAGACAAAGGTCAGAAGGGTACTGATGGCGACAAAGGTCAGAAGGGTATAGACGGAGACAAAGGTCAGAAGGGTATTGATGGCGACAAAGGTCAGAAGGGTACTGATGGCGACAAAGGAGCCCAGGGCGATAAAGGCGAACAAGGAGATAAAGGACAGAAAGGTACCGACGGAGATAAAGGTCAAAAAGGTATTGACGGTACCAAAGGTGCACAAGGAGATAAAGGAGATAAAGGACAGAAAGGCGATAAGGGCCAGAAAGGAACAACGGGAGATAAAGGTGCGCAAGGAGCATCAGGTGAAGAAGGAGACAAGGGAGATAAAGGTGACAAAGGAAATAAAGGTACACAGGGTGGTGGTGGTGCTGCCGGAGCGCAAACCGACCTATACTACAAGGCAGCAGTATTCACTAACGGTGGCAACAATCCTGTATCGCCTTCTTCAATTACCTCTGGTACATTATACATAGAGACACATCAAATAACTGGTGGTGGTACAATGAACCTAGCCAACGATGGAGTTCACAATTTAGGTTTCTCTTCCGATGCCTACTTAGCGTACACAGGCGTTTTGTCGTCTCTTACTACAAACGCTGTCAACATGTACTTGAACTCTGTGGCTAACCGCTGGTCTGACTATGCTATAGATGATCCAATCATATACCTAAAGTTTAAGAACCTTTCACAAGACGCTTCTTTTACTGCTGTTGTAGTAAAGGATAATTCGAGTTTCACCAATAGTAATTCATTCACAAATGGTGAAGGTTTTGGTGAGTTTTTAAACAATAACACAACCATCACAAGTGGCGATAACTTCTACATAATAGATCAAGACGGTGATATTGACGATGACGATATTATCCAACTGTACTCTGTTGAAATTTCCGGAAGAAGTCTCAAGGGTGACCAAGGTGACAAGGGTCAAAAGGGACAGACTGGTGACAAGGGTCAGAAGGGTATAGACGGAACCAAGGGTGCGCAAGGAGACAAGGGTCAGAAGGGACAGACTGGTGACAAGGGTCAGAAGGGCCAGACAGGTACTTCTGGACAAGAAGGTGATAAGGGTGCACAGGGAGATAAAGGTGAAAAAGGTCAGAAAGGTATAGACGGAACCAAAGGCGCTCAAGGAGATAAAGGACAAAAAGGTGCTACAGGTACTTCTGGGCAAGAAGGAGATAAAGGTGCACAAGGAGATAAAGGCGCTCAAGGAGATAAAGGTGCGCAAGGAGACAAGGGCCAAAAAGGACAGACTGGAGACAAAGGCCAGAAAGGTATCGATGGTACTAAAGGTGCTCAAGGTGATAAGGGAGAAAAGGGACAGAAGGGTATCGATGGTACTAAAGGTGCACAAGGTGAGAAGGGCGCGACAGGTACTTCTGGGCAAGAAGGAGATAAAGGTGCACAAGGAGATAAAGGACAAAAAGGTGTCGATGGAACCAAGGGCGCTCAAGGGGATAAAGGACAGAAAGGTGCTACAGGAACATCGGGTCAACAAGGTGACAAAGGTGCTACAGGAGATAAAGGTGCGCAAGGAGATAAAGGCCAAAAAGGACAGAAGGGTCAGAAGGGTGAAATAGGTGAGAAAGGAGACCAAGGCGCTGAAGGAAAAGGTGGTGCAAAAGGTATCGCCGGAGATAAAGGACAAAAAGGACAGCAAGGCGATAAAGGTCAGAAAGGTGCAACAGGTACTTCTGGACAGCAAGGCGACAAAGGCGCAACAGGCGATAAGGGACAGACTGGTGAAAAAGGTCAGAAGGGTATCGATGGTACTAAAGGCGCACAGGGAGCAAAAGGTGCAACAGGAACTTCTGGACAACAAGGCGATAAGGGGGCTCAAGGAGATAAAGGCCAAAAAGGTCAGAAAGGTGAACAGGGTACTGCTGGTACTGATGGTGACAAAGGACAGAAGGGCGCCACAGGAACCTCTGGACAGCAAGGTGACAAAGGTGCACAAGGTGCTAAAGGAGACCAAGGTGAACAAGGAACCAAAGGAGAAAAAGGAACAGCGGGCGATAAGGGACAAAAAGGTATAGATGGAACTAAAGGTGCTCAAGGAACTAAAGGAGAAAAAGGCACTGCTGGTGACAAAGGACAGACTGGAGATAAAGGGCAGAAAGGTGCAACAGGTACTTCTGGACAGCAAGGCGACAAAGGTGGACAGGGCGACAAGGGTGAGAAAGGTCAGAAAGGTATAGATGGAACCAAGGGTGCCCAAGGAGAGAAAGGCCAGAAGGGTATAGATGGAACCAAAGGTGTTGCTGGAGACAAAGGTGAGAAGGGTCAAAAAGGTATAGACGGTACCAAGGGTGCTCAAGGAACCAAAGGTCAAAAAGGTGCAACAGGTACCTCTGGTCAACAAGGAGACAAAGGTGCACAAGGAGATAAAGGACAAAAAGGACAAAAGGGTATAGACGGTACCAAGGGTGCTCAAGGAGACAAAGGTCAGAAAGGTGCACAGGGTACTGCTGGTACTGATGGTGACAAAGGACAGAAGGGTATCGATGGCACTAAAGGCGCACAAGGAGATAAAGGTGCACAGGGAGCAAAAGGTGCAACAGGAACTTCTGGACAGCAAGGTGACAAAGGTGCACAAGGTGATAAGGGTCAGAAAGGCGCACAGGGTACTGCTGGTACCGATGGAGACAAAGGTGCACAGGGAGCAAAAGGTGCAACAGGTACCTCTGGTCAACAAGGAGATAAAGGTGCTCAAGGTGATCAAGGTGATAAGGGTCAGAAGGGGGCGCAAGGCACAGCGGGTACCGATGGTTCCGATGGTGCTAAGGGTGCACAGGGCCAGAAGGGGGCACAAGGTGGTGCTGGTACCGATGGTGCTAAAGGACAAAAAGGTGCTCAAGGTGGCGCTGGTACTGATGGTGATAAAGGTGCTCAAGGAGACAAGGGGCAGAAAGGTGCAACAGGAACTTCTGGTCAACAAGGAGATAAAGGTGCACAAGGCGATAAGGGACAGAAGGGTGCACAGGGTACTGCTGGTTCCGATGGGGCTGATGGTGCTAAAGGACAGAAAGGTCTTGCTGGTTCAGATGGTTCTGATGGTAGCAAGGGTCAGAAGGGTGCACAAGGTAATGCAGGTAACTCTGGTACCGCTGGTGATAAAGGTGCTCAAGGCGCTAAGGGTGCGCAAGGAGATAAAGGACAGAAGGGTGCTCAAGGTACCGCGGGTTCTGATGGTTCTGATGGAGCAAAAGGAGCGCAAGGACAAAAGGGTGCTCAAGGTGGCGCTGGTACAGATGGTTCCAAAGGACAAAAAGGTGCTACAGGTACTTCTGGTGCAGGTGGCGACAAAGGACAGAAAGGCGCACAAGGTGGTGCTGGCTCTGATGGTTCTGACGGGGCTAAGGGTCAGAAAGGTGCTCAAGGTGGTGCAGGTTCGGATGGTTCAAAAGGTGCACAAGGACAAAAAGGTGCACAGGGTGGTGCCGGAACAGACGGAGATAAAGGACAGAAAGGTGCACAAGGAACAGCGGGATCGGATGGTTCAGATGGTTCTAAGGGACAGAAAGGTGCACAAGGTAATCCAGGTACTTCTGGTGCAGGCGGTGACAAAGGACAAAAGGGACAAAAAGGTGCACAAGGCACGGCTGGTTCTGATGGTTCGGATGGGGCCAAGGGTGCTCAAGGTGGTGCTGGTACAGACGGTGATAAAGGGCAGAAAGGTGCACAGGGTACTGCGGGCTCCGATGGCTCTGATGGTGCTAAAGGTGCACAGGGTACTGCTGGTTCTGATGGCTCGGATGGTTCGAAAGGACAAAAGGGTGCGCAGGGTAATCCAGGTTCTTCTGGTACTGGCGGTGACAAAGGACAAAAGGGACAAAAAGGTGCGCAAGGTACTGCTGGTTCAGACGGTTCAGATGGATCTAAAGGTGCTCAAGGTACCGCGGGTTCTGATGGCTCTGATGGATCTAAGGGACAGAAAGGTGCATTAGGCCCAGTAGGGGGTTCTAATACACAGGTCTTATACAACAACAGTGGTAGTGCTGCAGGTAGTGCAGACATGGTGTTTAATAACAGTACAGGTTTGCTAACAGTAGAAAGACTGTCAGTTGGATTGTCAGCAACTACGCCGAGTACTGATGGTGTCATTCACGCAGAAAACGATGTAGTCGCATTTGCTACTTCAGATAAAAGGTTTAAAGAAAATGTCAAGCCTATTGAGTCGGCTCTCGATAAACTCCATAAAATTAATGGTGTAAGATTTGACTGGATAGAGAATGAAGAGTTGCATCCAAACAGCGGACATGATGTAGGTGTTATTGCACAGGAACTTTTAGAAGTATTACCAGAGGTTGTGACCCAAAGAAGCAACGGGTACTACGCTGTTAAATACGAAAAGATTATTGCGCTGTTGATTGAAGCCATAAAAGAGATAGATAATAATCGCCCTAAATAAACAAGCATGGCCCTAGGAACAACCAACATTTCTATTAGAGATATCTACACAGAGATGGGGAAGGCTGATAGCGCTAATCAGTCATTAGCCGAATTACGCTTTGGGGTAAACGATATTTACAATCAGTCTTTTGCTACTACCGATACTGCGACGAACATAAAAATTGACCCGTTCAAGAGTTATGATAGTTTGGGTATGAAGTTTAGGTATCATCCTCCAAACGAGTATGAAACCTATAGAGATACTTCTACAACTCTTCTTGGGCCAGGACTATCTTTAAATAATAATGGAACAAGCACGGGTGACAATACAGGCGTGTTGTCTTTCGATGGGTCAAATGATTTCTCATACTTTGACGGCGTAGGTAGTGGAACAGCATATAAACAAAATCCAAGCGGGTACGCAACGATTTGCTTTTGGATAAAAGTAGAATCACTCCCTTCTAACAATACAAACTTTCTTACAACAGATGCCACGGGTCAAGGGAACAACAGTCCCTACAAAGGATTCCACTTTAACTTAAGACCCGATGGACAGATTCGTCCGGTGCGCGGTGATGGTACGGGTTCGGGTTCGGGAGATCGCCGTAGTTTTGGTACATCCTGGACATTGCAAACAGGAAGATGGCAGTTGTGTGCGTTTATATTATCTAACAGCGTCAACTCAGCGAGCAGTTCAACAAACTGGGCTTATACTTTTTACAACGGAGGACAAGCAAGCGGAATGACTTTCTTAAGCGGATCAGGAGGAGCAATGTCATTCGATAGCGGAAGCGGTTCTGTTGATGCGTTGTATTTGTCTATGGGTCAAAACTCAAGATATTTCAATGGACAGATTGGTCACATGTGGGTTTTTGATGAAGCCCTATCTGAGGAAGACATTACCACTCTTAATGAATCCACTTTATCATATTACTAATGACACGAGACGAGTTTATTTCTGGTACAGTATTCAAGTTCGAAGAGGGCGATACCGATTCCTATCACTACGACGGTCATGGGCTCGTGGGCGATGTTCCTTATGTATTGGTTTCAACTGGAGATGAGGCGATTACCATTCAAATAAAGGAAGAGGAACAAAACATTTTATACTCTACATTAGACAAGGTGGGTTAGATGTTGTATCTTGAGTGATACAAATTTAATTCAATGGACATTAAAACTTATGTCGTAGATGACTTCTATGATAATGTGGATGACGTTCGGAACTTTGCGCTTGAACAATCGTTTGACCAAAAGGGAAACTACCCTGGTGCCAGAACAAAGTCGTTCTCTACAGATAGCACAAAGGCTACAATCGAATGTATAGTCAGCCCTCTGCACGGCCCTATAACCTATTGGTCAGATCAGGGTTACAATGCAGCATTCCAAATAACAACAGCGAAAGACAGGTCTTGGATTCACTATGATGGTGGAACCCAATGGGCTGGCGTGTTGTATCTAACACCAGATGCACCATTGTCTGGAGGCACTGGATTCTATAAACATAAAGCAACAGGGCTTCTAGAGCCGGCTACGCCTGGTGAAGATGCAGCGTGGGATAACCAGGCGCAGGATGTGACTAAATGGGAATTAGCAAGTAGCATTGGTAACGTATACAACAGATTAATACTCTACAAGGGTAGTTTGTTTCATACCTCCATGGATTACTTTGGTAATGACCTTTATACGGGTAGGTTGTTTCAAACATTCTTTTTTAATACACAACGATGAAAATAGTAATACACGCAGGATACTACGCTGAACCATGGGACTCAAACACAGAGGGATTGGGAGGCACAGAACAATGTATAGCGAATCTAGCCAAGCAGTTTGCCGCTGTTGCGAATAACTCGGTATACGTTGTAGGTATGGTAAAAGAACGACACGACAAATACCTTGGTGGTGGAGATGTATACTATACACCTCTAGAGAATGTAAGCGATGTTGGAACTCCAGATGTTTTAATAGGTGTGGCTTATCTACATTACTTAAAATATTATGACGTAGGCCCAGAAACTAAAAAGATATTTTGGCTACACAACGAACTCCCTTACTACTGGTATCAAGGTGAGCGCATGACGGATAACGACATACAGCGGGCTTACAATGAAACAGAGGTGATTGTCTGTGTAACGAACTGGCATAAAGAAGTTTTCTCTATTCAAGAGAAGGCTGTGATACACCCAGATAAAATCAAGGTTATAGGCAATGGTATAAGTGTAAGCAATGTCGCGCCAGTTTCTAAGAAAGAGCCAGGATCTTATGTATACACCTCGCATCCAGAAAGAGGGTTAGACAGAGTTCTAGATGACTGGGAACTTAAGTATTCAACAGGCTCAAATAAACTTCACATATCTACACCTTCTTATGGATTGAAGTATTATGAAAAGCATTTCGCAGAGCGTGTAGAGCAAATGCAAAACGTAATCTATCACGGTAACCTTTCTGTAACAAAACTGTACGCACTATTGTCGCAAATGGAAACCTGGTATTACCCAACAGAATACAATGAAACATTTTGTATTACTGCGTTAGAGATGTTAGCACACAAGGTTCTTCCGGTTGCAAACCCAATCGCTGGACTAGAGGAAACGCTCAATGGATTTAACAAAGAGATACAAGACTGGACAGCGGTAGAGAAGTATATACAGACCAAAGACTGGGGTAAGGTAAAAGAGGAATGGTATGGCCTTATAGAAAACATACCTTCACTTACTGCAAAGGACTCTATTGATTACTCTAATCTAGAGAACACACCTCCCCTTCCTTTTGTAGACATGACGTACATCATTACCCTCCATCCCGAGAAGGAGCAAGAACTACGTAATCGATTTATGGAGTTTGGAATGATGAGTCCTGTAACGATATTCCATGGAACCAATGGGCATACCGGGGAGAACATGCCTACTGACTACGAGGTTTGTAATCATTGGAAAATAGATGGTCATAAAAATAAATGGTGGGACAGAAATGTTTTGCCGGGAGAAGCAGGCACATCTCTTTCTCATTGGAGATTATGGAAGGATGCTTATGAAAAGGGTTATGAGAAGATACTAATCTTAGAAGATGACTTTGAGGTAACAAGGAAGTTTAACAAAGAGGAATTGGAGACAGACTATGATTGGACTCTGTTCTACCTGTCTTGTAATTTTGTTGAGAAGCCAGAGGTTCTTTCTGAGAATCATGTAAAGCCAAAACTAACTTACTGTACTCACTCTTATATACTTACCCGTGAGGGAATACGCTTGTTGCTAGAGCAAAACTTTAATCATTACATATTTCCTATTGACGAGTTTGTTAGTGCAACATTTACAGAACATCCTAGAGGTGATCTGGGATACATCACTAGAGATACACGCGCTATTGCATTAGCAAAAAACAAGCACATGTTTAAACAAAAAGACCAGGAATCTATGGGACACAATGTATTTGATTATACGAAGAGTTTTTTGAGAAACATACCTTACGATGAGTTCGTGGAAAAGTTCTTGACATACAGCGCAAAGTTGAAGAAGTTTGACTTGATAGTAGATGAGCCTATACCGGACGTCTTTACGTTTCCGTTATTCACAGAGGAGTTTTGTGACTTAGTAATCAAAGAGGCAAATGCTTCTGGAAAGTGGACGAAGGACAGACACGAATATTATCCCGCTACAGATATGCTGATTAGTGAACTAGGCTTGCACTGGTACTATGAAAGAATACTAAAAGAATATGTGTACCCGGCAGCAATACATTTATGGCAACTAAGTGGTAAGGGATGGAATGTAATGAATACTGAAACCTTTATTATAAAATACGAAGAGTCTGTACAAGGACATCTTGACCTGCATCACGATGCTGCAGACATATCTTGTGTGCTTGCTCTTAACGACGGGTATGAAGGAGGAGGAACTTATTTTAGTAGACAGAGTGCCCTGCATAAAGGGAAGGTTGGACACATAGCGATTCACCCATCTCAAGTCACACACCTTCATGGAGCAAGACCTGTGGTTAAGGGAGAGCGATATGTACAGGTATCGTTTTGTAAAAGGCCATAGTATGAGACACTTTATAGACCTAACGACAGAGCAATTAAGGTTGCTTTATATACTAATACCATCGCACCACATGGAAAGCGAAAAGGTTATGGAGATAGTAAAGAAACTCGAGACCCACCT